CGGAGGACAAACAGTACCCGCAGGAACGCACGTAGCGCGCTGTTACCAAATCATTCACATTGGAACGATAGTGGACACCTATCAAGGCGAAGAAAAGTTAGTTAACAAAGTTCGCTTAGTGTTCGAACTACCTTTGGAAACCGCTGACTTCGGCAAAGGTGAACAACCGTTTTCAATCGGTCGTGACTTCACGTTATCGATGCACGAAAAGAGTGGGTTACGAGCCTTCGTTCAATCGTGGCTCGGTAAGTCAATGAGCGATTCTGACGCGTCTAAATTCGACATTGGTACTTTGCTCGGCAAAGAAGCAATGGTGTCAGTAATGCACCGCACAGCGAACACAGGGCGTACCTACGCAGACTTGAAAGGAGCGTCGCCACTTGCGAAAGGAATGACTTGCCCACCACAGGTGAACAGCGCGTTTCTTTTAGACTACGATTCGCAGGACTTCGACTTACGATTCAAGATGCTTCCAGAGTGGTTGCAAAACAAAGTGAGTTCGTCTGCTGAATTTAGTCAGCGTCTTGACAAGGCTGCGGATCAAATGAACAAAGCGAAAGCAATGTTGGAACAAAGCGGTCTAACAATTTCAACGGACGACACGGACGATATGCCGTTCTAAATTAATAAGATGTTATAAAAGGGTGTTATCTCAGACATAATGCCCTTTTATGACACTTAATGAATAATAAACCATACAATCAAAACACAACACAATGAAAACAAGAAAACAATTTAACATCGAAAGAGTGCGTGAATTTTGCAAGTTAGTAAACGAAGGACACACACCAACAGAAGCAATTTACAAAATGAATAGCAGTCGTGGATATTGCCGACCATTATTTGAAGCGGGTTTTTATTGGAAAGAAAACGGAACATACAGAGCGGTTGAGCGCATTCACACAGACCGTTACTTGTTGTTTACTCAGAAGAAAGACCAGTACAACGAATTAAAGAAGTTAGGCAAGACAAAACTACCAAAGCAAACAAACCTCTTTTCTCAACCTAAACCAAAACAAAAACAAACCAACGCGCCAACAATGAAAGCGAAGGAACGTCAACTCACCTTCATTCAACGCGTGGTGAAATCTCTTTTCAACTTATGAATAAAGCAATCTATAAAACGCCGTTCGGAAGACTTGTCAAGGTTAACTTCAAGACGATGGCTAACTTTAAGAACGTTCTTCGCATAAGCGATCCGACGGCACGACTTTACGTCACGCATCCAGAGCGAATGAGAATCAAAGACTTCAACAACATTTGTCTTCACACTGGTCTTTCACGCGAAGAAGTATTTAGCACCTTTACACCAACCAAATTAATAAACGAAGAAAATGAGTAATCAAGTAACGCTCAATTTAGAACTGGAGCAAGTAGCGTTTTTATACGATGAAGTTGCTGAAGGGAATATTTACGTAACTTATGACGCTAAAAAAATAATGAAGAACTTTGAAAATTTTACTATTGAAAGTCCTTTTCCAAGTAAAAATCTTTATTATAGTTTTAGAGAAGGACACGTATTTATAGCTTCTCGATATCAAGACGGTGTAATTCTTCAATTTTTACTTTTAAAAGGTACAAAAGAAAGATTTTTTAAGAATCACCAAGACGAAGATGTTAAACATTTTTATCACATATTTTTGAAATTTGCTTTTGAATTGCAAAAATTAGATAAAGTCGGAGAGCTAGACGCCTTTTGTAAAAACTATAATAACAACTAACGCAATGACTAACGAACAAATACGACAAGAACTAATTGACATGATTCCTTTCCGTCACATGGAACGATTCGAAACGCTATGGTTGATGCTGACACCACGTTACGAACGTTTAACGACGGAACAAATCAAGATACAACAAGAACTGGAGAACGAACGCGAAATGTTTTGGAGCGCGCTCGAAGACGTGACCTGTTCCGTTCTCGGTATCGAATCGCAAAAGTTGTACATGATAACACGAAAGAGAGAAATCGTCAACGCACGACAAATCATTTTCTTCATTGTCCGCCCGTGTTACTTACTTAGTCTCGATTCAATAGGCAAACACTACGGCAAGGATCACGCGACAGTTATACACGGCATTCGCCAGGTGGCAGGACATATTGAAACAGACCGAGAGTTTCGCGCAACGGTTGAACGCATCTGTTTTATTCTCGAAGAAATGGGTTATGCTAAACCAATGAAATTTTTTACTAAATTTGTCGAGCATTTAGAACATCAAAAAGAAATCAAACTTAAAAAACAACTAAAAAGAAAATGAAATCAGAACTTATCTTTTGTCCAACCTGCGAAAGCGCGGAACTTGACGAACGCGTGAACGCCGTTCTTCAGGATCAAAAACTTAAAACTTACGAAGAAGCCTACGAGCTAATCGACGACGATGGAGAAATAAAAAAATGCTTCGATTGTCAAGAATGGGACGACGCAGACGACGACGCGAAAGGCGAAGGGTGGGACTAACTAAAAACAAAAACATGATGCTAATTTTACAACTCAAAAAGAGAATCGAGATTCTTGAATCGCAAATGAAGGAACAGGAACAAAAGATAAACGACATACTTAGTCGGTTATACGTTCCAACCGCTCAACTTCCAGCACCAACGAAAGAAAAGAAGCCTTCGTTCGTCAAGCCAACCGTTGTTGAAATATACGACTACGCCTGTGAAAAGTTAAGCGACAAAGACGCGCTTGCGTTTACTGAGAAATTTCATGCTCACTACGAAGCAAACGGTTGGAAGGTCGGACGCAATCAAATGAAAGATTGGAAAGCTGCCGTGCGGAAGTGGGACTTGTCTACCTTTGTAACTACAAACCAACAAAACACTAAAATCAAAAATGGAAAATTCGACTCCGATGCTGCGCAGCGCATCTACAACGACGCTCACAACTACACAAAGGGTTGATCGTGCAGAGCGTGAAAGCGCATTCGTTGCCGATTACGAACTACCTGCGTTCGTAAAACTTTGCTCAAAGGTATGCGCCATGTACGGCATCGCGTTACCCGAAGCGCAACTGTTGCAAATGTTGCATGAGTTCATAGGCAAACACTTTCGTTGGGTTACGTTCGAACACTTCAACTTAGCATTTGAATTGAACGCTGCAAATGAACTGTCAAAGAAAACCGAACACTTCGGAGCGTTGAGCGTGTCGTTCATTGGTGACGTGTTGACACATTACAAACCACATCGCGATAAAGCAAATCTGCAAATACAGCGTGAAATTGCAGAATCAAAAGAAGAAGAATCTAAACAACTAAAAGAAAAAGAAATGGCGGTAAATGACGACAGCTGGAGAAGAATGTTTGCAGAAGATTTGCACAACTTCAAGAAAGGAAAATATACGGTTATTGAGATTCGTGCGGTGTCGCTTATGCGTTGGCTCGAAGAAAGCAAACAGATAACCGCTGACACCTTTACGGAAGAAGAATACAGGTTGTGCAAAGCAAACGCGAAGAAGAACATTTACTTCGAACAACAACTCGTTCAGTCAATGGTTGAGCGCATGAGCGACCGCAAAAGAATGTTGTTGAAGGAATCGATTCGCTTCGAAGGAATGCGTGAGTTGTACAAATTATATTTAAGTAAGCAATGAGAAAATATAAATTCATTCACCCTTTTACAGCTTCTGAATATATTATTCAATGTGAAGAAATACGTTTATCAGACGGATATTGGGAATGTTGGATAAATGAAAAAATACATTACCAATTTTCGCAGTCTTACGCAATGATTAAATTGAAATGACACCTTACAAACCCGAATACCTGCCGCGTCAGATTGAAGCGTTGAACTATCTGAACACAGATAGTATCGTTGAACAATTGTTATACGGTGGCGCGGCAGGGGGTGGAAAGACGAAGTTCGGTTGTATGTGGCAGATACAACGACGTTTGAAGTACGCAGGGACGCGTTCTCTTATTGGACGTGCAAAGTTAGACAACTTAAAAAAGACGACCTTAAACACGTTCTTTGAAACGGCTGAAGAATTCGGATTGATAGCAAATAAACACTACACTTTCAACGGGCAATCAAACATAATTAAATTCTTCAACGGAAGCGAAATTGTTCTAAAAGACTTGCAGGCCTACCCCTCAGATGTGAACTATAATTCATTAGGGTCGCTTGAAATTACAGACTATTTCGTCGATGAATGTTCCGAAGTAACCGCAAAGGCGGTCAGCATTGTTCATTCGCGATGTCGTTATAAACTAAACGAGTTCGGTTTAATTCCCAAAGGTTTCTTGTCCTGCAATCCTGCGAAGGGGTGGCTTTACAACGAGTTCTACATGAAGAACAACCGCAACGAATTGCCTTCACACCGCGCCTTTGTGCAAGCGTTACCACAGGACAACCCGTTTCTTCCTGTTGCTTACATTGAATCGTTGCGTCGCCTTCCTGAATACGACCGCAAAAGACTTTTAGAAGGTAATTGGGAGTTCGACGACGACAGCGACAAACTATTCCAAACGGAGAACTTACTTCGAATGTTTAGGAACGAAGTAATAAACGAAGGAAAGAAATATATCACAGCCGACATAGCGCGTTTTGGTAAGGATAGAACCATTATCTGCGTTTGGGAAGGTCTTACGATTATAGATATAATTGAACTCAATCGTGCAGCGTTAGACGAAGTCGTGAACAAAGTTCGTTTAACCTGTCAACAACACTCAATTTTATTGCAAGACGTAGTGTGCGACGAGGACGGAGTAGGTGGTGGTGTGGTTGACTTCTTGAAATGTCGCGGGTTTGTCAACGGATCTAAACCAAAGCACCCGCAATACCAAAACTTAAAGAGCGAATGTTATTATAAACTTGCTCAATACGTCGAAGAAAACAAGGTAACGATTCTATCCAGCACGCGCAAAGAACAAATCGTTCGTGAGTTAGAAATGATTAAACGACACCGCGCAGACGTTGACGGTAAACTTATGGTCACACCGAAGGACGTTATCAAGAACCGCGAAGGTATTTCACCTGACGTTGCCGACGCGATAATGATGAGAATGTACTTCGAACTTAATCCAAGTTATGGACAATACGTTGTCGGGTAAAATAATTTAGCATACATTTACAATATGGAAGCAACAGAAGAAAAAGTAAGTCAAGAATTTATAGAGCAATATGCTGACGAAATCTTTACAAGGTGGAAGAAAATTCACAAAAATAAACCTCTTAAATTAATCAAACACGTGTGTATTCTTGAAGTAGATACAATGATTAATCGTATGCAACAACACGAAGACGTAATTGAATTTCTTCATAATGTAAAACAACAAATAGAAAAAAAATAATATGAAACCAATACCACTTTACGAAACGCTCAAAATGACATACGATCGTGAGCGCGAAATCGTCAACTCAATCGCAACCTACTTTCAACAGGGAAAGATTCTCGGAGATATTCTTCTTGAACTTTCACAACGCAAAGACTTAAACGCAAAAGAGAAAATCTACTTAGCGTTAATGATTGGAACAATGATGACTAAAAACAAAGAAGATGGCACAGAGCAAAACTAAGAAAGGTATCTGCGTGTACTTGCACAAAGACCTGTGGAACGAGATTGACGAGAAACGCGGTGAGAATAGTCGCAACACTTTTTTAAGCGAAGCAATCCAGTTCTCAATGAAGTTTTATGTCGACGAATCTAAAGTAAAATTGCAAGAACAAACGTCGACAAAATAGCGACGGACGAACTAAAAACTAAAGCGTGGTTTCTGCGCTTTTTTTGTTTCTCCAATTTCTTTTTATCAGCATCCAAAGTGTTAATTTGTTCGCTCAACAAGTTAGTTTTTTGTTCATAAGCAACAACCGTTTCTTCTAAGTTGTTCGTCTTTTCGTCCTTGATGTTTATTTGTTCCTGTAAATTGTCGATTACAAGCGAATCGGAAGCAATAACGCTGTCGCAGGAGTTGACTAAACGGATAACATCAACTTTATAAATAGTATCGAGAACAAGAATAGTATCACGACGAGTGCGATAGGTCGTTTTGGCTGTAAGTTGAGCGTCTTCATATCTTCTGTATGTTCCGTATAAATCAATTTCTTCTTGAAGCAAGCGGTCGTATTCGCCGTTATTGTAATAAATGATACTGTCTTGTTTTTGTATCTGTATTTCCGTTTGAATCTTCGGGTTGAAGTTCCAAAAAGCTAAACAAACAAGCATCCAAAAAACACTTGTTGCAATTATAACAATAACTGCGTCGGGTTGGTATTCTCTTTTGTCCATTGTGCGTTAGATTAAGTCGTTTCCGTTATAGTCTGGGTGTTCGCTAGCCATCTTGTCGATGCCTCGAACCCACAACACGCCAACAAGCGCGGTGCAAAGAAAAATAATTGCAATAATCATAGTTGTTTTTTTAGGTTTATAAAATTTGTCCTTCGTGTATTCGATAGTTGTGAACGCTAAAGTAACCATTTTTTCCTTTGTCCACAATAGCGAACCCATGATTGTATTTTGAATAAGGGTTGTAGTCCGGTGAAAGCTCGCTTAAACAACCGACACCCCAACACGTTATAAACTTACCGTTAGCGTCCCGCTCGTTGTGTTCCGCTGTTTGGTGGTGGTGTCCACACATAGAAGAAACCTTTGTCTTCATGAACAACCCACGCGCTACGTTCACAGACGGAAGGAATTGTTTTCCAAATTCGTGCCCGTGAAAGATTGAAAGTTTACCGATGTTTAATTTGCTCTTGCCGTCAATCCATTTCACGTTGTGCTTGTCGCAATGCGTTAACGAAGGAAAGTCGAACGCGTCAATGTCGAATAGTTCAGGTGCTTTGATTCTCATGTAACGCCAGTAACGTTCTTCGTGGTTGCCTTCTTTGTAGTAAATGTTTGCGTTTGGGAACGTGTGTCTAAGCGACGCAAGGAATTGACGAATAGAATAAAGTTCGTCTTTGAATTTACGCTTACGCGGATCTTTAACGAAGTCGCTAATCATGTGACAGTCTAACGCGTCACCATTCAATATGATTGAATCACAGCCTTGTTTGATACCTTCATTTATAGCGCACTCAATAGCTTCGTTATCTTGATATGGAAAATGCAAATCGCAAAGAATTAAGAACTTCGTTCCTTTGACTTCAACGTGTCTACGCTTCTTTGCGTAAGACTTTGGAAGCGCGAACGGGTTCAATGGTCGTGGCTTTTCTTCAAACAACTTTTTATCTGTTGTTATTTTTCTATTGAAGTCGCCATTCTTTCCACGAATCAAACGAATAACACTTCGTGCTGCTTCGATGTTTTTATAGACTTCAGGATATTCAGTAAACAATTTTTTCGCTAAAGTAAGCGAAGGAGTTTCAGAAAATTTACTGCAAATCTCCGTTGCTATTGTTCTCGCTGTCGTTAGTTCCCTTGCCATTCTTTGTTTTGTTAGTAAACTTTTCAATCACAGTACCACCGAACAAACCGCCTGTTAACAATGCGAGCGTGTCGAACATTGAAATTGGACAATCGTAAGAACTGAAAACTGCAATGTAACTGATTACAATTAGATTGAGTGAAACAAATATAGCAATAATGCGCTTGCTCGATACTTTTGAACAAGATGTTAATAAAGAATTAAACCAGTCTTTCATATCATTTTTAGAATTAGTTGAACAATTAAACCGCCAACGATACCCGCTGCGGTTGCAATACCACCCAAACGCGCAACCTGTAAACGTTGGTTCTGAATATACTTATCGTGCTTCTGAACCTTGCTTACAAGACCTTCAATCTTCATCTGGTCGTCACCGATTAACACGTTGTAAATGCGGTCAATCTTCTTGTCCATGCCCTGCAGTTGTTCGTGTATCAAAGCAATTTCAATTTCTGTGTTCACGTTAAAATATAATTTTCGTTATGCTTTAAAATATAATTGTATTTCAGCTTCACGGCGACGAACCAAACCCTTCAAAACAACACCGCCGCCCTTGTTCCACAAACGAAATGAATTAGCTATTGTTGGGTCTGTTGGGTTCACGTTTAGTTTCTTGAATACCGACGAACGTTTGAAACCACCCGTTCCAATGTTGTACGCAAGCGAAACACACGCGCTGAATTGATTATCGTTGAGCGGTTGCAAAATGAACGGTGCGATTGAAACGGCGAACTGGTCAATTATAAACTTCGCTAATTCGTCTGCGCGTTGCTGCGTGATTACGTCGCCTTCTTTCACCTTATCTCCGTTTTCGTAGAAAGTATTTCCAAAGCCAATAGTCCACACGTTAGCAGGACACTTGTATGCCTTCAATCGACAACCTTCAAAATGTTTTATAAGTGCGTAACCTTCCTCGTTAACTTTCATTGCTCAACTTCTTTATTTGTTTTTCTTTTCTTACTAAATACTTACGAAATTTTTCTTCGTAAATTTTTTGTTTTACCATGTCTTTCTTTCGTCCCCTTGTAGCCATGTTTTATTTTTTAGTTATCTAATCCATCCAAGTCCCGGTCTTCTGTATTCGTATGGTCGTCTGTCGCGTCCTGAACTAATCTCGAAAGCGTTAGAAGGATATACATTTGTTTGCGACCAAATTTGATTTGTTGTGTTCGTTGTGTATTCGGGAAAGTCTGCGCTGTTCTGACACAAAAAGTCAACCATTCGTTGCGTGTAAAACATAGCTTGTTGACGCGCTTGATCGCGGTAGTTTTGTAAGTCTGTTTGTGATATAGGTTGAGTGTCTTCGCTTGTGCGAATTACTAAACTTCCGTTGTCTGTTTTAACGTACAAATGCGGAAGCACTTCGTACATCGTCCACCACATAATCATGCGACGCAAGTAATTGTCAAGAAGGGTGGCGTATGCGCCTGTAATGTCATCGTTCACAACGTCTTCTTTGATGCGGTTGTAAAGGTCAGTACCTAAATACAACTGCGCGTACTTGTCCTGCGAAAGATAGATTGCAGGATAGAGAAGCAATGGGTCAACGCTTCCGTTTATCCATGT